GGGCAGGCGCAACCACGCGGTCTTTGGCAGTTTTTTGAGGCTCTAGGGCCGCCACCACCACCTTGCTCAACCCCGCATGGTTGCTGAAATCGTTACTGGCGAAGGTGGCGATTCAGTGGAAACAATGAGATGGCCGAGATCAACAGGATTGAAGATGCCTATTCCTGGAACATCACGCGCTTGGCTGAGGCATTCGGCCTGCACCGGGAGACGGTACGCAAGCGTCTGAATGCGGCCAGCGTGGTTCCAAGCGGCGTCCGGAATGGGGCCAACGTTTACAGCCTGAAAGATGCTGGGCCGGCCATCTTTGCCGACATGGTGCTGGGCGGTGATCTCGATCCCGACACGCTGCCGCCTACCGAGCGCAAAGCCTGGTATCAGTCCGAGAACGAGCGGGTAAAGCTGGAGCAGGAGCTGCGCCAGTTGGTGCGAGTGGAAGAGGCCCACCGCGAGATGAGCACGATCGCCAAGGCGGTCACCACCACACTTGAAAGCCTGCCAGATATTCTGGAGCGTGACTGCGGCATCGATGCCGACTCCGTTGCGCGGGTGCAAGACATTATCGACAGCATGAGACAGCAGCTGTACGAGAGGATCATTGATGACGAGCCTGACGAGTAGCCCAACCGCAAGCGCTCGCCAGATCCGCCTTGATGTTGCCAACCTGATCAAACCGCCACGCCGGGTGCGCGTGAGCACTGCCGCCGCCGAAAAGATGATGGTGGTGGACGGTGGCGGCAAGGTCAGCAAGTACAGCCCCGAGTTGACGCCCTACATCGTCAAAGCCATGGACTGCCTGGCCAGTCGCAAGTATGACGCAGTGGTATTCGTCGGCCCTGCCCGAACCGGTAAGACCAACGGCCTGATCGATGGCTGGGTTTCATACGTCATCAGCTCAGATCCGGGTGACATGCTGATCGTGCAGATCTCGGAAGAGAAGGCGCGCGAGTTCAGCAAGAAGCGCATCGACCGCATGCTGCGCAACAGCCCAGAGCTATCTGTGCTGATGTCACCGCATGGACACGACAACAACGTCCATGACAAGACGTTCCGCGCCGGCAATTACCTTGGCATAAAGTGGCCAACAGTCAACGTGCTGTCATCGTCTGACTACAGGTTTGTGGCGCTGACAGATTACGACCGCCTGCCTGAGAATCTGAGCGGTGAGGGTGACCCGTTCAGTATGGCGACCAAACGAACTCAGACGTTTATGAGCAGCGGCATGACGCTGGTCGAGACGTCACCCGGCTGGGACATTACCGACACATCCTGGAAGCCAGATCCGCGATACCCGCACATGGCACCGCCGACCAAAGGTGCTCTTGCGCTCTACAACTTGGGAACCCGTGAACGTTGGTACTGGCAGTGCCCAGACCAAGAGTGCAGAGAATGGTTCCAGCCGATCCTTGAGCACTTTAGCATCGAGCATCGTAGACCATGCTGTCCGCACTGCGGCACGATCATAGAAGACCAGCGCCAGAAACGGGAGCTGAACGCCAAAGGCCAGTTTCTGCCGGAAGGGTGCAGCTTCACACATGATGGCCAGATAGAAGGCGATCCTCGCAAGACCAGGATAGCATCATTCTGGATGGAAGGGCCTGCAGCCACGTTCCAGACGTGGGACTCATTGGCCGACAAGCTGCTGCAGGCAGAGGAGGTCTACGAACAGACCGGCAGCCAGGAGAAGCTCAAGACAACGATCAACACTGACTGGGGCCGACCATACCAGTACCGCAAAGCAGAGAATGCCCGCAGCCACGAAGCACTGCAGGAACGCACAGAGAAACTTGGCGAACGTGTTGTCCCTGAAGGCGTGCGATGCTTGTTCGGTGCCGTGGACGTGCAGGCCGGAAAGAAACGCCGGTTTGTGGTTCAGGTGGTCGGCTACGGTGAGCATGGCGAACGCTGGTTGATAGACCGATTCAGCCTGCGGAAGTCAGAGCGCAAGGACGAAAACGGCGAGTTGCGCAGGATAGATCCTGCAGGACACACAGAAGACTGGAACCTGCTGATCAGCCACGTTATCAGCCGCAAGTACCCGCTGGCAGATGATTCTGGCCGTGAAATGCCTGTGCTGCTGACCGCTATCGATACCGGAGGTGAAGACGGCGTTACCGAAAATAGCTATCAGTTTTACCGCGCACTGCGCCGGCAAAGCCTGCACCACAAGGTCATGCTGGTGAAGGGCGGCAGTACCCGCAACGCCCCGCGTATGCGCGAGACATTCCCGGACAGCTCAGGACGCAAGGACCGCCATGCCAGCAGCCGAGGCGATATACCGCTTTACCTGCTGAACACCAACCTGATAAAAGACACGATCAGCAACGCGATGGAGCGTACCGAGCCGGGGCCGAACTACTGCCACTGGCCGGACTGGCTGGGTGAGTGGTTCTTCGAGGAGCTGACATACGAGCAGCGCAGTCCAGACGGCAAGTGGGGCAAGCCAGGCAAAGCCAACAACGAGGCGTTCGACCTGATGTGCTACGCCGACGCTGCCGCCACCAAGAAGGGTTACGACAAGATCAACTGGCTGGCTCCGCCGCCTTGGTCACGTGACTGGGACAACAACACAGAGATCCAGGCTGACGGCGTCAGATCAGCCACCCGCAAATCCAACGCGATTCCGCCTGCAGAGCGCAAGCGGAGAAGGACGAGGGGGCGGATTGGTTGACCCGTCGCGCGGCAAGACCCGTCCTTCATGGCGAGGAGGACGTCAACAAGTAGATCGGCCCAGCAGGAAACTACCGGCTTTCCGGTGGAATCTCATGAGGCCAGCTTCTCCCACTCAACTCTCAGCAGATCGATAGCGGGATTCAGCTACCTGGCATCATTCACGGGACGGGCGGCGGATCCGGCTCCACAGGGTGCGCCAGCCGGGGCGATCCAGCGCCAGCGCATTGCAGGTTGATAGCTTCAGACAATGACCTTTTTTGGTGCAAAATTCCTGGCATATTTTTTGCGTCATTCTCAGCATGTTGAATCAAAAGGATATTTGTCTGAGCAAACCGCTCGCCATGCAATAAGCGTTCCAATTGATTTTAACTATCGTTCTGCCCGCAACATGCACCAACAGTTGCAGGAATCCGGGCGGGTTGCGGCATGGGCGTGCACGACCGGCTCGGGGCTTAACCGCCACCTCCGTCACCTATAAATCCAGCAACCATTCGGGTTTTAATGCCTGATATTTACCGGACGCACACATGGCCTACACCCAAGACGACTTGATCAGCATCCGTGAAGCGATCGCCACCGGTGAAAAGTCAGTTACCTTTGCCGATGGCAAGGCGGTCACCTACCGGACACTGGCCGAACTGATGCAGGCCGAGCAGATCATCAACAAATACCTTGAAGCTGCTGCAGGTCGCAGGCCGCGCCGGGCCTTCCGCATGAACGTGAGCAAGGGGATATGAAGTGAGCAAACCCCGAGTCCGCATCAAGAACGGCATGCCGGTACAGACGCGCGCCCAAGCCTACGAAGGTGCGACCCATAGCCGCCGTGCCTCCGGCTGGACTGCACCGGCTACCGGCCCGAACCGTGCGCTGAATCCATCGCTCAACACCCTGCGCAACCGCAGCCGTCAGGCATATCGCAACAACGCATGGATTCGCCAGGCGATTGACCGCAACGTCAGCAACGAGGTCGGCACCGGAATCGTGCCGATGTTCGAGAGCTCGGATCCTGCATTCAACGAACGGCTGGAACAACTGTGGTTGCCGTGGACCGGCCAGAGCTGTGCCGATGGCAGTCTGGATTTCTACGGCCAGCTGGCGCAGGCAGTACGCTGCCGCCGTACCGCAGGCGAGGTGTTTATTCGTGTGCGCTACCGGCCGTTTGCCTGGGGCCTGACCGTGCCGATTCAGCTGCAGGTGATCGAGCCGGATCACGTCCCGCTCGACATGAACGAGACGCTGCAGAACGGCAACAAGATCATCGCCGGTAAGGAATACACCGCGCGCGGCCGACTGGCTGCGATCTGGATGTATCCCGAGCACCCGCAAGACAACACCAGCATGGGCGTCAACAACGCAATCCGCATCCCGGCTGATCAGGTGATCCACCACTACCTGCCGCTTCGCCCCGGGCAGGTGCGTGGGGAGCCGGATATCGTACCGGCGCTGCTGCGGGCCTACACCTACGACACCTACGAAGACAGCGAACTCAAGCGCAAAGAGACACGCGCACCGTTCACAGGCTTCCTGCAGAAAGAGTATCAGTCCGACAACGACTGGCAGTTCGACCCGATTACCGGCGAACCTCTGGCCGATGACTCAAACGTGCCCGAGATCAACGCCCAGCCAGGCACCATAATCAGCGGTGCAATCGGCGAAAAGCTGACCCTGTTCGATGGTGACAACACCGGCAGCGGATACAAGGATTTCCAGAAGCAACAGCTGCTGGCCATTGCCGCTGGCGCCAAGTCCCTTTACCAGCTGATGACCGGGGACTGGGATGGCGTCAACGACCGCATCTACCGTGCCATGATTCAGGAGTACCGCCGTGAGATCGAGATGGCACAGGATCACTTGGTCATTCACCAGATCTGTGAGCGCGTGGCTTTCTGGTTTACTGATCAGTGCGTGGCTACTCGCCTGGTCAGTGCTGCCGGCTATGCAGATCGCTACGACGACTACAACAAGCGCGACTGGCGAACCCACCGCTGGCCGCATATCCACCCGACTCAAGACGTGCGCGCCACGATTGACGAGATCGAGAACGACCTCGAATCACTGGATGCCGCCGTTGCCAAGCGAGGCTACCGAGCCAGCGAAGTGCAGCGCAAGAACGTTGAAGCCCGCAAACGCAAACGCGACCTGGAACAGCAAGCAGGTCTCCAACCTGAAGAGGGATAACCATGTCATGGTTTAAGGCACAGGCCACCGGATACCGGACGGCCAAGGTCATCATTGACCGCGCAATCGGCTCCGACTGGGCGCCGGACTGGATTCAAGACTGGACCGGCGAACAGCCGGCCCGCGATTTCATTGACGCCATCGAAGCCCTTGGCGAACTGGACACCATCGATCTGGAGCTGAACAGCCCCGGCGGTGACGTAGCCAGCGGCATCCGCATCATGAACTACCTGCGCAACCACAAGGCCACTGTAAACATCACCGTGACCGGCATGGCCGCCAGTATCGCCACCGTGATCATGATGGCCGGTGACACTCGCACTATGGGCATCGGCGCCACACTGATGGTCCACAACCCGGCAGGCTGGATGGCAGGCTTCTATACCAAGGCCGAAATGCAGGAAATGGCCGAGGCCATGGGCACGGTCGAAGCCGCCATCATCGAAGCCTATGTGGTCGGCACCGGCAAAGACGCTGACGAGATCAAGCAGCTGCTCGACCGTGGCGACACCTACATGACCGCTGACGATGCAATCGGCTGGGGCATGGCCACCGCCAAGCACGACAGCCTGCGAGCAGTCGCCTGCGCCGATCCGAAGCAGTTCAAGCAGCAGCTGCAGATGCAGGGCAACATTCGTGCTGCAGAGCAGATGGCTGAAGCTGCACAGGCACAAGCCAACAGTTACAAGGCTGAACTCGACACACTTCAAGCATCACATGAACAGGTGCTGGCCGAACTCGACGCCTTCAAGAACCCGGTCGCCGCCACTGCCGACGAGATCATTGCCCGCTGCGCGGAAGCCGGTTTTGAAGCGCTGGCCGTCCCCATGGCTCAGGCAAAGCTGCCGATGGCCGCTGTTGAGCAGCGCCTCAAGCTGGCCGCCGAAATCAAGGACGTTGCCAAGGCATCCGGCATCGATGCTGGCGCACTGATGGTGCACATGGACAATCCTATTCAGATGCTCGGGGTTGCTGTGGCTGAGGCGAAAGCCCTGGTCGATCAGGATCTCGACAATCACACCACGCCCGGTACGGGCACAACCGCAAAACAGCCTGATTCCAAAAAGGCTTACGCACAACTCAATAACCAGAGAGGTTAAACACCATGGCAATTACCGAAGCCACCCGTGCCGGTGAATTTCTGCTGTCAGAAGCAAACGGCACCCGTTCCCGCGAACCCATCACCCTGACTGGCGGCGCATTCCCTGCCGGCCAGGTGCTGGGCAAGATCACCGCAAGTGGCAGCTATACCGCCTACGATCCGGTTGCAACGGACGGCGCTGAAGCCGCTGCCGCCATCCTGTACGAAGCGGTCGATGCATCCACTGCTGACGCCACCGGTGTCGCCATCGTGCGTGACGCCGAAGTGAAGGGCGTACTTCTGACCGACAACGACGCCGCAGGCACCGCCGCACTGGCAGCGCTGGGCATCATCGTTCGATAACTCAACTGATTAACGACAAAGCCGCCATAGGGCGGTTTTTTTGTACCCAATTCAAGAGGATACAACTATGCCATCTTTGGATATTTTCAACGACGATGCCTTCAGCCTGCAGAGCCTTACCGCATCCATCGCCGAACAGCCGCACGTTCCTGGCCGCATGGGCCAGCTGGGCATGTTCCAGAACGAAGGCATCACCACCACCCAGATCAGCATCGAGAAAGACGGTGCCACTCTGGGCCTGGTGGCGGCTGCTGACCGTGGCGCACCGGGTCAGGTCGTAGTGGGCGACAAGCGCACCATGATCCCGTTCAACACGCTGCACCTGCTGCAGACCGGCGCGGTCATGGCGGACGAGATCCAGAACGTGCGCGCATTTGGCTCAGAGACTGAAGTCGAATCCGTGCAGACTGTTGTGAATCGCCACATGGCGAAACACCGCCGTCAGATCGATGCCACTCTGGAGCACCTGATGATCGGTGCGGCCAAGGGCCAGTTGCTGGACTCAGACGGCTCCACCGTGCTGGTCAACCTGCTGACTCGGTTCGGCATCAGCCAGACAACTCACAGCCTGGTGCTGGGCACTGCCACCACCAAGGTGCGCGAGAATGTGCTGGCGCTGCTCGATCTGATCGAGGACAAGCTGGGCGGCGTGAGCTTCACCGGCGTGCGCGTTTTGTGTGGTCGCAACTACTTCAAGAACCTGATCGGTCACGACAAGGTTGCTCCGGCGTGGGAGCGCTGGAACAACGGCGAAATGCTGCGCAACGACCCGCGCGGCGGTTTCGAGTTCGGCGGCGCGATCTTCGAGCAGTACCGTGGTCAGGTCGGTGGCAACAAGTTCATCGGTGACGATGAAGCCTACGCCATCCCCGAAGGTGTGTCAGAGCTGTTCATTGGCCGCTTTGCACCGGCCAACTACCTGGAGACCGTCAACACCAACGGTCTGCCGTACTACTCCAAGATGGAGCCGCTGGCCATGAACAAGGGCATGGCACTGGAATCCCAGTCCAACCCGATCTTCCTCTGCACCCGTCCGGGCGCAGTGGTGAAGCTGACCGGCTGATCTCTGCACATCCAAACGGCTCCAGACGGGGCCGTTTCAGTATACGGAGGTAACCACCATGTCCATCGACAAAACCATGAAACGAGCAGCCCGGCGCAACCTGGTGCGCTGCGGTGAGCCATGCGATCTGGAGAAGTACGGTGTTTCAGAACTCATTGAGAATGTGCTGGTACACATCATGCGTGATATCCAGCTGGTATCCGCGGGCGACACTGACACTGCTGAAAGGCGCACAGAGGCAGAGATGCTGGTTGATGATGTCGGCGACCTCAAAAAACGAGACCTGATCCACACCGAGACCACGGTCTGGCGCGTGGAGTCCAAGGTGGCGAATGACGGCTATACCGTGAGGGTGGTCGTGAGTGAGGATCTATGATCAGGGTAGTGGGCAATAGCCAGCCGATCCGGATTAACGAAGGCGACCTGAAGCGCGTGCGTGACGTGCTGTATGGCTACCGCAACGGCGCTGAAAAGGCGGTGATGCGAGCGGTTAACCATGGCACCAGGCAGGGGCGCAAGCATGTTGTTGATGGTATCTACGCCAAGGCGGCATTGAAGAAAGCCGATATCCGCGAGCATACTTCATTCAGACTCGCCAGCCTGGGCACCATTGGATCGGCTCATGCCAAGCTGATTCTGAAAAGCGGCCCAATCAACCTGCTGACCTACGGTGCCAAGCCAGCCGGCAAGTCAGGCATCAGTTTCCGCATCTGGCGTGACGGAAAGCGCGAGAAGTACAGGCACGCTTTCATCGCCACTCTGATCAAAGCCCGCTACTCCGGCGTGTTCGAGGTAAACATCGACTCGCCTAGGTACAAGGAGGGCATGCGCACCCCTTGGCGCCGCAAAGAAGGCCCGGGCATTCCGACCATCTACCAGCAGACACCGGGGCTGGCCGAGAAAGCCAACCAGCTGGCGATGGAAGCCATGATGAAAGAACTCGACCGGCAGGTCGGACTGATTGACCGGGGGCTGTTGTGATTATCCGCGAGCAGATCGTGCAGGCCGTTATTGACCGGCTGAGGCCACTGACAACCTTTCCGGTACTGCGCCGCGAACAGTACGAAGATGAGTTCGAGTTCGTTTGCGTGTGGGACCAGACGCAGGAAACCAGCCGTGATGACTATGGGCGCTCGACACACAGCATGGATCTGACTGTTGAGTTTATCCGGAATGATTCCAGCGGCTACGCCTCACCGGCTGCGGCGGTATCCGGCATGTATGGCGATCTAGTGCTGGCGCTGTTCAACGACCCAGCCACCGGCGAGCCTGACCCGACCTTTGCAGGTCTGGCCGACAACATGACCGAAAGCAGCATGATCCCGCTGACGCCCGAGGCTGGCTTGCGGATCGTGGGCCTGTCGCTGCAGGTCGAGATCACCTACCACACCAAAAACGGCGACCCGTTCAGCCAGTAACACCCAACCCCTGACATCCATTTCAGAGCAGCCAACTCGGCCTGTTCCGCGCCTTCGTGCGCACGATTTTCCAAAACCGCGCAACCGCGCACATCAACGACATGAGGTAACAACATGGCAAACGCAGATAATGCGCTGCTGCGCATGGAAACCGGCCAGCAGTCCTACCCGATGGATGCACTGCTGGACTCCGGCGACGCAACCACCTTTGAAGGCCTGGCCGCTCCCTGGTCTGGCCGCGCAGGCTTTGAGCCGGACGTAAAGCCCGACGGCGTGATCAACGGCGGCTCTATCACTCCGGGGTCTACTGCAGACACCGTGGCGGTCGAGGCGGTGCTGTGCAACTTGGGCGGCACCGAGACTGCCGTGGGCGGCAACACCGCTGTGGCTGTGACCCGCGCAACCACCAGCACCCACATCATCAATTCTGTGACCATTGACGACACTGGCGCTATCGCCGTGGTGGCCGGTACAGAAGGCACCAGTTTCAGTGAAACCCGCGGCGCTGCTGGTGGTCCGCCGTACATTCCGGTCGGCTCTATCGAGATAGGTCAGGTGCGCCTGAACGCTCAGGCATCCGCGCTGGTGACCACAGGCCAGATCTTCCAGGTGGTCGGCCTGCATCAGGAGCGTTATGACGCGCCGCTGTTTGAGGTCGACAGCTACACCGGCACCGTGGCTTTTGCTGGCGCTTTGCCCGCCATCCACACCGGTGACAAGCCGAAAGGCGTCTATGCCAGCTACGCCACACCGCTGCTGCAGGACATTGAGCCGACCCGTGACAACGTGGTACCGGAAGAAGCGTTCTCGGTTTCGTCCGAAGCCTACTATGGCCGCTCCATTGGTTCTGTGTCCCGCTCCCTGTCTCAGGGTTCGTTCACCTACGCGATGAACGATGGTATCACCGACACGCTGGCGAAGCTTGAAGGCCAGAACCTGTGGTTCGAGTTCCTGCCAAACCGCTACCGTACCGGCGTGAAGTTCGTTTACCAGGGTATTTTGGGTGTGAACCGCTCCTATCCGGCATCCGGCGCGATGACCATGAGCTGTACTGTTTCTGCATCCGAGAAGGCACAGCCGGTAGGAGCGTAACCGCATGAGCTTTGACCTGAACGCTTTTCGTCAGGCGAAGTTCGAGCCCCGGCAGGATGATGTACTCCTGCCGGAGCTTGCCGACTTCTTCCCTGATGGCACCAAACCCCTGTTCACCATCCGTATGCTGTCCAGCAACGACCTGCACCGTGCCGAGAACGCCATCCCGGTTGGCAATGCCGCACAGGAGCTGCTGAAGCGTCTGGCCGGTGGCGCTGACCAGGACAAGGCCGAAGTGGCCGCTGAGGTGCTGGGCATCATCGGCGGTGACGATATTGAAGCCACGCTGAAGAAGCAGCTGGAGATGGTCCGGATTGGCGTAGTCGCACCCGAGCTGCAACTGCAGGACGTGGTGACCATTGCCGAGCATTTCCCGGTTGCCTTCAAGAAACTCTGGCTTGAAATCAGCCGACTGACCGGCATGGGTGCAGCCGCTGTGGTAAAGCGGCGGCCCTCTGGCAAAGGCAAGACGTCAGAGACGCCCTGACTCTCTGTGATCTGCGGGGCCGCTTCCTGTTCGAGGTCCGGCCCGACCTTTTCCCAGAGGGTTACCTGACCCCATCAGAGCGTGAACTCTGGATCATCTACTACGACCACAAAGCCGCAACCCGAGAATCCAACCATGGCCGTTGATCTGCAGCGTACGATCGAAATCATCTTTGCCGGTGTCGATAACGTCGGCCCCACCGTACAGAGCGTCGGGCGAAGCCTGGACGAGCTGCAGGGCAAGGTCGGCAGCGTTACCGGACCGATGGCGGACTTCACAAAAACCATTTTGAGCACCGAGGCCGCGTTGGTCGGCATCGGCCTAGCGATGGCAGGCATTGCCGTCAATGAGGCGGGCAAGTTCGAAGGCGCGCTGCAAGAGATCGGTACGCTGTTTGGCGCCACGGATGAGCAGGTACGCGAGCTGGCTGACGGCATCCTTGAGTTCAGTCAGAACAGCGGCAAATCGATTGAGCAGATTAATGCCGCCGTATATCAGGCGATCTCGACCGGCACTGATTACGCTGATGCGATTGGTTTTGTGGCAGAAGCGGAGCGACTGGCTGTTGCAGGCCGTGCGGATCTTGCAGAAGTGACCACCGTGTTGTCGGCAGTGATGAACGCCTACGGCGCAAGCGCGGACGAGGCATCCTATTACTCCGATATACTGTTCACCACGGTGCAGAAAGGTGCTACCAGCGTTCCGCAGCTGGCATCGAGCCTGTCCGCTGTTACCAGCATCGCATCAGCTGCAGGCGTGTCGTTCGAGGATGTAAGTGCCGCCATTGCCGCCATCACCGCGTCCGGAACAGGTACAAGCGAAACCATCACCCAGCTGCGCGCACTGATCACCGAGCTGCTGAAACCGACTGACTCTTTGAAGGAGGCGCTCGGCGGCGTATCGCTGGAGGCTGACGGACTGGATGGTGTCATTGCCAGGCTGGCCGAGGCAACCGGCGGCAGCGCAGATGAGATGGTCAAGCTGTTCGGGTCAACCGAAGCGGTGCAGGCCGCTCTGACGCTGGCGAACGACAGTGCAGGCAACTACGCATCATCCATCACCGCTATGGGTGAGGCCATGGGCGTCACCGAGCGCGAAGCCGAGCGAATGATCAAGCAGTTTGCCGAGGTCAACCAGACCTTTGCAAACATCATTCAGGCGACCTTTATCAAGGCTGGCCTGCCGATTCTGGACGAATACAACGATGTTGTCGGGGCGCTGGGCGATCTGTTCAAGGGCGTTCAATTCAGTCTGGATAGCGGTGCGTTCAAGCCGATTTATGATGCCATCGAGGACGGCTCTGAAGTTATCACTGAATTCATAAGGGGCGTTGCTGAAGCACTGCAGGAAGCGCTGGCAGCGGTCGACTTTGAGGGTCTGATTGCGGCTTTCTCTGATCTGTCTGGCGCGATCCGCGGGTTGTTCGGCGATCTCGATCTGACCAAGGCTGAAGACCTGCAGGAGGCGATTCAGTTCATCATCAACGGCATCGAAGTGCTGACGCGGTATTCAGCCAGCGCCGTGGAGTCGTTCGGGCCGTTTGTGCAGTCCATTGCTGAGCTGGTCAACAAGGCGACTGAGGGAGACAAAGCGTTTGCAGACTTCGCGGGCACGTTGGGCGGCATCGCCACGGTCATTGATACGCTACTGCCGTCTGTTGGCGGCCTGGGCAACGTGCTGGCAACCGTGGGCGGCGGTCTGGCTGTGCTGGGCGGTGCTAGGCAGGCTGGCTTGGCGATCACAAGCCTGACCACGTTGGGAGCGGTGTTTACGAACCCGGTCACAGGCCTTATCGCAGTGTTCGGCGCCGCGGCATATGCGGTTATCGATTTCTCAAATAGCATTAGCGAGTTCAACGACCGAGCTGCCGAGATGAAGCGGGTCGATGATCTGTGGTCGCAGGCAGGCAGCATGGCTGACAGCTGGGGCGACATGATCGTCAAAGCCAAGCAGCTTGGCGCAGACGTATCTCACTTGGCGGACGTGTTCGAAGAGACCTACGGCATAACCATTGAACAGGCCGAGGGATACGATACCGTTTCAGAGGCGATGGATGGCGTCAGCAAGAAGGCCGAGGAGCTGGCCAATGCCGAGAAAAAGGTATCGGACGAGCGAGCTCGTGCGCGAATGGAATCACAGATCGCGGCGCTTGATGAGCAGGACAGGGCCAGACGGCAAGAAGAATATAAGCAGAGCATTCTGGACCAGGTCGAAGCCTATCGCGCGCTAAGTGTTGAGCAGTACAACAAACTCACTGCTGATGAGCGAGAGGCGTATTGGAAGGCTCTGCTGCTGGCAGACCAAAAGGGCTGGCTGAACGAGCTGGAAAAAGAGAAGGGCGCGCGTTCTGAAATAACAGAGGAGCAGCGCAAGCAAGAAGCTGAGCTAAAAAAAGAGGTCGAGCTGCGCAAAGAAGCAAAGGAAATGCTGCTGGCGCAAACCCAGCAACTCTATGACTTCCAGACTGCGCTTGAAGAGATAGCGAGCAACGAACGCATTCGCGGCATGGAGCTGAAGTTCGAGTTCGATATCGAGCAGATGCGCCAAAACGCAGAAACCGCCAGGGCAATCATTTCCTCGATCGGTGAAACAGTCAACAGCACAGGTGAGACGCTGGTTGGCCTGGCAGAGCTGCTGACAGGATTCAGCAGTACTTCATCCAGTGGTTACCGCGAGATCATGGAGATCATTCAGAACGAAGAAACGCGGCGCGATGAGGCGATAGAAATGCAGCAGGAAATCACCCGCGCACAGGTCGAGCAGATGGATGCCCAGACAGCCCTGCTGCGACAGAGAGCCGACGCATACGCCCGGGGCGATGCTGCGATCACGATCAACGGCGAGGGGCTGCAGCCGCACCTGGAGGCGTTTATGTGGGAGATCCTTGAAACCCTGCAGGTACGGGTTAACGCCGAAGGCCATGCAATGCTGCTGGGGGTCTGACATGATATCCATCACATCAAAAAGCTTTGATCCAAGTGCAGTCCTGGTCATCGACCGACCCAAACCGAACAGCGATCTGCGCGCCATGACCCGGCGAGTAAATCGCATACCGACTCTCGATGGCGGCTATGCACTCAATGACACAGGCCACAGCCCGTCAGATCAAACCATCACCATCATCTGGGCAGCGAGCGAGGCGGAATACGCCACGGCATCACGCATTATAAGGACGCATAACCGCATCATAATCAGCACGTTAGATGGTTGTTTTGAGGCGGTACTTGAATACCTTTCGCAGCAGCGCGGCGAGGCGACTGCGCGCATACTTGTACTGGAGAAACTGAGCGCATGAAACTGACAACTGCACTGCGTACTGTAATCGCGAACGAAATCCTCAGCGCAATCACAAACGGCACGGCGGCCGATCCGACCATTGAAATCTACACAGGCGCTATTCCTGCGCTCGGCGATCCGGTATCCGACACGCTGCTGGCAACGCTGACCATGACCACTACAGCAGGCACGGTCACAGACGGCGTGATCACCATGGATGCGATCACCAGTGATCCGACCGCCGACGCTACTGGAACGGCAGGCTGGGCGCGTGTGCTGGATCGTGACGGTGCTGCGGCTATTCACATCACGGTTGCGGACGATGGTTCCGGCGACCTGAACCTGAACAGCGTCAATGTAGTGGCAGGCACGCCGGTTGCGATCACTGCGTTTACGATCACAATCGGCGGGGTGTGAGATGCCGAGGTATCAGATTGATGCGAGCTTGATAAACCTGCCTAGCGGTACGACGTGGATAGATTCATATTTGACAACCAGCTGGGGCGCGTTCGGACAGATGAACCTCGCGATTTCGGGTACAGACATATCTGGCAGTGTTGATGCTGAGCCTGATGAGCAAGTCTGGATCACTATCAACGCGATGGCCAGTGTCGACAACGCAGGCGTGATGAAGACACAAACTCTAGCATATGTGGTTGCGGGTCCGTATCTGATATCTGATGTTGGGGTCGTCGTGCCATGATCCTGACAATCGACATGTCTTCCGGTTACACGCCGCCGCTCAACGCCATCGATATGAGCGCGAATCATGAGCCGACCTATACCGGCGCAGCGCTGGAACTGTCTGCGGATGCGTCAGGGTGGGTGGCGCTGTCCGGCACGGTTGATGCCACACTGGATATAACCGTGTTTGCAGCAGAAGGCATTTACGGCACAGCAGCCGCCGAACTGGACTTTTCTGCACAGGGCGCAGGCCAAGCCGGAGGAAATGCAGGGACTGTTACAGCCACGCTCGGCTTTACCGTGTCCGCCGATGGCTTCAACGACTGGTCGGCGGCTGGCGTTGATAAGGATCGTGCAATCTACCTGCTGGTGCTGGGCGATACCGATCCAATCACCATCCCGATCAGCAGCTGGCAAGCCACGGCGCGACAGGGCGATGTGAGCAGCTACCTGAATGCCGTTGTGCCCGCGTATGAGCCGCTGGCTGACGCCATCGCTGAGCGGCAAGGCGAGCGCATGGAGATCCGAATGGGCTTCCGGTTTGATGATGGCGCGATCCGTTCAGAGCCTATTATCTCAGGGCCCATGCAAACGCTGACAGCACAGTCAGGGCCGCGCAACAGCACGGCGACAATGAGCGGATACGCGCGACTTGAAAACACGGCAACCGGCGCTGATCGGACGCTGGTCAACATACGCACCACTAGCGAAACCAACGGCAAGCTGCGCGTTCGGGCTGATGTTGACTTGTTCCTGCGCCCCGGCATGACAGCGCACGCCATAGGGCGCGCATTTACTGTGAACTATATCAATTACTATGCAACCCAATCTGACCGATTCTGCGAGGCAGGTGAGTAATGGGCAAGGCGCGGATCATCTCTCAGATTGAGCCTGGACGATACAAAATCGAACTGGACCACGGCACGCTGACGCGTGATGACAGGATCGCCGAGATCGACTTTTTACTGCAGGGCGAACAGCTGGCTTTACTCGAAGCGACAGCGACGATAATCGAGCTGCAGAACCAGCTGAACGCAAAAGTGTCCGCACTCAATTTACTGATTAATGAGATGAACAATCCACCCGATCCCGACCCCAACTCTGACCCCGAAGACGAGGAGGAGGGCGAAGAAACGGTGGAAGAAGTGCTCGATATCTCCGAGCGTGTAAACGCCGCTGTCGTCGAAGTCGAGCAGGCTCGCAGGACGCTCGACAGGGCTGAGCGCCAAAAATCAGACTTGATCATGAAAGGCGCGGAACTTCGGCTTCGCAAAGCAAACCTTGAAAAGCTCGAAACTGACGCAGTAATTGAGGCGTGGTGCACCGACGGCGAACCTGATCTGGTCGGCGAGGTTGGCACCGCTGAAGTGCCTGGCGAGCCGCTAATGCCGATACTTATCAAGCCGGGCTTCGATGGCGGCGCAGTGTACGATCAGGCGCGTGATGGCCAGATGATCGAGCGGCTGCTGATGAGTGGCGCACAGGCATATCTCAATGCGGCACTGCTGCCAGGCTGGCAGCGATGGAAGCCTACGTACAGGTTCGGAGCCATCACGGCAATCGACCGCGATGCAGGCACATGCAGCATACAGCTTGAGCCGACACGCTCATCAGCGCAGAACCTGACCATCAACCCGAGCGGCATGATCCACGGCGTGCGGGCGAAATACCAGGACTGCGACATGGATGTATTCGAAGAGGGCGACGAGGTACTGATTGAGATGCAGTCGCAGTCATGGAATGAGCCGCTGGTGGTTGGGTTCAAGAGCGACCCGAGGCCGTGCGCGTTGGATTTTTATTTTATGATCTCAGGCCCTACTGCAGACAAAGCTCAGTTCTCTAAATTAGGCCGTATTAAGCCGCCAGCCATGGATAATCCATCTGTCATTTCAACTTCAGGTATTTGGCCACTCCAAAACTATATGTGTATTCATGGAGGTGAGTTGTGCGCGTGGTACACAACTAGCAACTTTCGACTGGTGATCAAGGGTAGCACAAAAATTGATGTTAGCGAAGGTTACGCCTCTGGATCCCCAGCGGTAGCAGCCACTAAAAAATATATCTGGTCAGCACATTGGGAGACTACAGGCAGCAACGGCGACATTGGTAAGATGGTGTTCAATCAGTTTGATGGCGATGGCAATAACGTCCGCACGATTGTACGGCACAATACACAGGATTTCTATTGTACCGATGTTTGGGGGGCTTACGGATTAAATGACAAGGTCATTTTTGTATTCCCGAACAGTGCATTTAATACCGGCTGGCGCTCTCAGTTTGTGCTGTACGATGACGGCACTATGACGATGTCTGGCCATCCTGGCGACTGGTACGTTCCTTTTTTTGGCGGGCACGGCTTTGGCGATCAGCGATTGGAGATACACAGTTCGATAGGAAGAACCGACGAGATTAGGCTTTACAACGGTATAAGCACAACCGGAACAACTATCATCACGCCAGGCGAACCCATTAACGGCTGCGCCATGCAGCAAAACTACATCGTCATATCGACGGGAAAAGGAAAGTTGATCTGCTACGACCGCAAGACGCTGGAGCCGCTGTCGACCTATCAGATTCCACAAATGCAGGGCGGCATGGTCACAGTAGACGCGGCCAGAATGCCTTCATCCAGTTAACACCCCACAACAGGAAATCACCATGTCAGCACCTCCCAAGCTGCCACCGTTCAAGCGCGGTGACACGTATCTGCTCACCTGCACCTACAAGATCGATGGCACGCCTGTGAGCCTGACGGGCAAAACAATGCGGGCCCAGATCCGCACACGCCGTGGTGATCTGGTGGCAGAACTGAGCGCAACAGCCGCAGCGGATCAAACCGCAAACCCTGGGCGATTCACTATTGCACCGGTCGATCCGGATACCAGCGGCTGGCAGGCCGGCAACTATGAGCGCCCCGACTTCCACCTGATCGATATCGAGATCACAGAAGGTGGAGTAATCACCAGTTCTGAGACGTTCATCCAGCCCGTGATTGAGGACGTGACCCGATGACAACCGCATGGATCGAGGTTGCGCTGGTGCCGCAGTCTGAGATTGCGGTGTCACAGACGCGACCGGCAGGGGTGGAGATCAGCACCACCACGACCGATGTGCAGATTCAGACCTACCCAGCACCACAGATTGAGGTGGCGATCGGGGCGCCAGGCCCGCCAGGGCCTCCGGGCGACTCGACAGTTACTGCCACTGCTGGCGCAGCTATCAGCGCCCTACGGGCAGTGTATGAGCTGGACGGAAAGGTGTACCCGCTGGATGCGCATGATGCCGACCATGTCGACCTACTTCTGGGTGTGGCGGTATCAGCTGCTGCGGCAGGTGGGTCGGTACTGGTACAACGGCTTGGCAGGCTTTATGACGATGGATGGAGCTGGTCGATCGGCAGGGTATGGCTTGGTGCAAACGGATCGCTAACACAGGTGCCGCCGGCATCAGGCTTTGACCTTGAGATTGGGTCGGCTACATCCGCAACTGAAATCATCATTGATACACAACCCCCAATAGCTCTATGAGGTAATACCATGGCACAGGGTTTTCTGGCTCGCGTTGCGGGCAAAACAAAGCAGATTTTTGCAATCACTTCCTCAGCGGGTGCTGCTGACGCCGGGAAAATCCCAGCACTGGATGGTGCAGGGCGACTCAATCAGTCTTTTATGCCGGTCGGCATTGGGGCTAATACCGTGCAGGGCACGGCGTCTGAAGCGCTATCGGCAGGCGATTTCGTCAACTTCCACGACGATGGTGGTGTTTTTTCGGTTCGCTTGGCGGATAACTCCAACGGACGGCAGGCCGATGGCTACGTGGACGCCTCTGTATCGCTCGCCGCTCCCGCTACGGTGTACCCATTAGATGGCATCAATTCAAACCTGAGCGGACTGACCCCCGGCGCTCGCTACTATCTGGGCACTGCTGGCGGGGTGATTGCCACTCCTCTTGTTGAAACCGACGCTGGAAATGTCGGCAGTATCAGCCAATACCTTGGCTATGCCAAGTCGGCAACTGAGCTTGTGACCAATGACGATGGCTATGTGGAGCTGTAACCATGACCCTACGCAGACCACTGGTTCTGATTGGGGGTGAGATCAAGCAGCTGCCGGCAGGGGACTCCCTGCCTAGCGGCGAAGCCTCCGTACAAGTCAACTGGTCAACCGCCTCGATCTACATCACTCAGTCGATGACCGGCACGATCACCAACTACGACAGCCTGACCGAATATACAGTATCGGCTGCGCTCGGCACTGTATCCATTGACGGCGACACGCTGACCTATACCGCTCCAGCGACAGCCGGAACGGAAATCCTGACGATCAACGGGCGCACAATGGAATTCCCAATCATGCCCGCTGGTATCAATACACCGACACTGGTTGCGCCCAGTAATGGCTCAATTGATCAGGGTAGCTCCGTTGAGCTGGTTGCGTCTATGTATGCAACTACCCCTGCAGGCTTTGAAGCGCATGTCAGCAGCGATTGGCAGGTGGCGACAGACTCCGGGTTTACCAGCATCGTCGCGCAATCACTGGATGATGCGGTGAATTTGGAAAGCTGGACGGTCGATGGATTAGTGGAATCCACCCTGTATTACTGGCGAGTGCGCTACAAAAGCGCCTCGTTGGTCTCTGGCTGGATGACCACGGCTCAGTTTACAACCGTAGACACTTTCGGCGGCATTATCGGAACGGCGGGCGAGCAGGGTTTCGGTGTTGGCGTGTATCCCGGCTATGATCTGGCCACTGCTGGGCTGACTGAAATGACCGGCACCACTGATCCGACCCACGACAATTACGGCAACTACCAGCACACCAATGGCTCGATCATGGTGTTTGTGCCGAAGTTCTACTACCGCGTTGGTAACGTCGCTGCGCCGCAGTACGCGACCTACGGCGCTAACAGCATTGAGATCGCGGGGATCGACCAATTCAGTGATACCGCTTCTGCCAATGCGGCAGGGTATGTGCTGCACCGGGCGTTTATTGACGGTGGTGCAGAGAAGTCGGGCTTCTTTTTTGATAAGTACCTGAACAGTAAGTCTGGTAACGCAGCGGTGTCGGTGAAGAACCAATCACCTATCGGGTTGACCACAAATACCAGCTATAACCCATCATCCACCATGACGGGCTGCACCGGCATTCTGGCTGATGCCGTGGTGCTGGGCCGTGCGCGTGGCAGTCAGTATAACCAGTGCTCAGCATTCATGCTCGGTGCTCTGGCGATCCTGTCGCTGGCCCATGTTCAGGCGGCAACCGGCACTACGGCCTGTGCCTGGTATGACGCCAGTGGCACAACTAACTTCCCGAAAGGCTGCAATAATAATGCGCTTGGTGATACCAACGATGCAGGCGTGTCGTTTACGACTGCAGGCGATTCTGGCAACGCGAATAAGCCGCTTGCGGGTAGTGGTGTGCCATTCGCTAAGACAACCCATAACGGCCAGAACTGCGGTATCGCTGACCTGAACGGCTCGCTGTACGACTGCGCTTTGGGTATTACATCCCCCGGCACATCGGCCACCAGCACGACTGCGATTAGCAACGACACGATCTATGTGCTGAAAGAATCTGTTGCGCTGGCGTCACTGACGGCTGGGTGGGATGGCAGCACGGATGCGTGGGGCAATACAGCGCACCTGAACACGCTGTATGACAGCGTGACCAGCCCGCACGCGCTAGGGAGCCCGACTGGATGGGTATACTGGGGCAATGGCAGTAACCAGGTGATCGACGGGACGGGTAGTGGTGCCGCGTGGAGTACCGCGGGGTTCATCCCTAAAGACAACAACGCAACCAGCGCTACCGGAACGAACCAGTTCGGCAATGACGGACTATACCGCTATAACCGGCACAATTTGTTCCCGGTTGCAGGCGGCAGTTGGACTACTGCGGCGCGCGCTGGCGTTTTCTACCGGAGCTTCTACAGCTACCGGTCGAGCGACGACGTCAACGCGGCGCCCCGTGCCTCGGCCTATCTCCAGTAAGGGTGTTTGCCCGCGCGGTAGCGCGGGCTTTAACTGACATGAATCCACACAGCAACCTCATCCACAAAAGCCGGGAAATGATCAAGCTGGCGAACGTCTACCTGAATCATTTCCCCAAGCATGAGAAGTACGGGCTATCACAGCAGATCAGGTGCTGCCTGTACGATATCTACGGTTACATCGTTGAGGGCGAGAAGCGTTACCACAAGAAAACGGCGCTAGAGATGCGCTTCTATCAGCTGCGTGGTCGCTTCAATTCCATGCTGCCTGTAAGTCTTTGTTATTTTCTGATAATGCAGACCTTTGGCTCGTTTAGACCAATCCTTCGCGCAGAGCGTAGTACCCTGGATCGTTATTTTGATGGTAGCCCTAGAGTTTCGCACTTGGACGGAGCGTTCAGCCCACCGGCAATTTTCGGGGTAGTAACCTTGGCTGTTGTCTATGCGCTCCACAGTCGCAGTAAATGACGGGGGTTCACCCATATCAGCCACGAAGCAAGAAAAACTACTGCGCCACTCATCACATACAACTATCCCCCGTCCGCCATAGTTTTTATAAGAGGGGTTTTTTGTGTTATGGCAACGCTGGATCATGGTTGCCCATCGGTGGTAAAGGGGGTTTTTACGTAGTGCTGCTGGAGATCGTTTTTTGCTGTTATTTTTTATTGTTGTTTCAGCTCGTAGGCACCCACATGATTTTACATTTCCGTTAATTAGGTTCGCGGATGCTACGGTTTTGCTGGCACCACAATCACATGCGCATTCATAGCGGGCTCGGTTGTCAGGTCCGAGAGTTTTACGTATTGCGACTAGGCGACCGAAGCGCTTACCACTGTGATCTACTATCTTTGGCATAATTAACCTACAATCACTCTATTAACAACATAATACCCCAAGCGGGCGGGAGCAGCAACCATGATCTACTCAGCATTGCATGTTGATACTACAGGGCCGAACGGCACAAGCCTACGCCCAAAGGCGGCTGACGATAGCAGCCTGAACTATACCGGTGAGCGTGACGGGCGGCACTGGTATATCGGCGCAGCGGCTGTCGACCAGCACGCTGAAATCGACCTGCGCGAAGAGCCGGATGCTGATGTTTCCGATCTGATCAAAAGCAGCCAGATGGCAGCGGCGTTGAAGCAGGGACTGCGTAAACAGATTGATGAGGAAGTGGGGGATATTTACGACCTGCTGGCCGATCAGTCGAAGATGCTGGAAATGATCTACGCCATGCTGACGCGGCTGGCGGTTGAGTATTTGGGCGGCACACCAATGCCTGAGCATACACGGCTGCAGTATCTGGCACGAGCAACAGCTGTGGTGCAAGCGATGGACTCAGGACAGGCTGTGCTGCGTGGTAGCTTTGAGGATATGGATGCTGTGCTGGGGACGATCATCGAGCGGCAGAGCCGGATCAATGCGATTGTGCGGGATCGGTATGTGGGGAAAGTAAATGAGGCGAAGGGGGTGTGAGGGCTGCTGCGATACGTATCATCCATGTGTATTCTTTGTGTTCTCAGCTTCCGAAAATACAGTGGTCGAAACAGGTGCAACTTGCTGAAAAAACAGGGTCAAAAAGATGAAGTGATTTCGGAAAATATGACGTAACAGGTTGATGCTGAAGGAAAAGCCAGCGGACTGCAACTCCGTGTACGCCGGTTCGATTCCGACTCCAGCCTCCATATATTTCAAAGAGTTACGCTGCCGAGCGGCAGCGCTTCCGGTAATTTCCGAATTGATTTCAAGTTATACA